AAGTAATACTTTTTGTACTTTTTGACGTTGATCATAAAATTCATATTTTTCCCATTCTTTAGCATCAGCATGCTTTTTAGCTAGTTTACGAAGATCTTTACGTTCATCGAACCATTTTACTAGAATTTCTGGAATAACACCTTGAAATGACTGATTATACATTACTCCATTACTAGCAATACTGTAATTGGAAGATTTCAATAGTTGAGTAAACTGTTCTTTTGTATATGAAGCCGATCCAACCTGAATTGTATCAATCTCACCCTTCATATATTTTTCAAAATCCCAATTCTCAGCTTTAGCTATTTTGGTTTCAGGTGAAATGTTAAGACTGATGATGATATTCGGATACATTGATGTGAGATCCAAGTCAAACACCCAGTCATAACGACCAGGAATAGGATCTTTAACGTATGCGCCTTCAAATCCTTCTTCACCTTGTTCCATCTGGTTTTCATATTCTTCTCTACCATCAACAGGTTTATTTTTAGCCACTTGACCCTTACGACGAAGATACATAAGAATAGCACCTTCGATGAATCGTGAACTCATTGTAAAACAATCATAAGGTACGTGTCCTTTGTGACAGATAGCTCTTGCTTGTTCAATAAATTGAAGTTTCTTCTCCAAGGCAACAATGATCTTTACGTCATTCAAGTTATATTCAATATACTTGTTTAGATCACTCTTATACAAATCATCCAAACTACCATGATAGGTAATCTTTTCCATACCCACCACTTTCTTGCCGATTGCACCCAATGCATAACTTGGTTCTTGTTTGATATTCCACTTCTTATACAAAACCATGTAATCAATAAATGAAACACCTGCTACAACGATCTTACCACTCCAATCGTTCTTATAACAAACATTAATTGGACTCAATCGTTTAGCCTCACGATCACTCAATACACGTTTGATTCGATTAAATACGTAAGGAGTATCGAATTCATCAATATTCCAACCAGTAGCAATTGTTGGTTGAATTTCTTCCCACTTTGTCAAAAAGTGCATCAGTAGACTTGATTCGTCTTGAAACCCACGAACCTCTACATTTTCTTTTTTATAGTCTTCTAGACGACGTTCCTTATCCAAAATAAACGCAGTATACTGTTCTGCAGCTGCATCATATAATGCAATTGCAGTAATTTCTTTATCAGCTTCATCTACTTTTGGAAATCCACCTTCGGTACTAACTTCGATATCATAATAAACAACACGATGACCTACAGATGAATCATCACTGTCTTCATAGGCATCAATCAAAACCCGAGTTTCAGCTGGAACGTCGCTTTCAAATAGACTTGGATCTTTAGGACTGAACTTATATACCTTTTCCAGTTCATCACCATAAATACTCTTATACATACCACCCTTACGTTTACGGTAAGCATATGGTTGATATGGAAACTTTACATAACCTTTCTTATCGTCCCACAAATGGACCGTATTGTCCTTCTTCGAAATGAAAATATTTTGATACATGATAACACTACTATACCTTCAATTTATTCACAAGTCCAGTAAAAACCGCACGATGGTCTTCTTTTACATGTTGAGCACACTGCAATATTCTATCCATTAATCTTTTATGTTTAATAGCAACAAATACAGTTGGTTCCAATTCAATACCAGAAATAACCGGTGGATTTACTTTATTAATACAAAACCATAACATTGCCAATTCATCTTCTGTTAGTGATTCTAATTGTTCTAATTTCATTTTAATTTAAAACCAAATATATTTTGACCATAATTTACAAACAATGTATTATCCAACTTAGATTTAAGTAGTACGAGTTCTTTGTTATGAACTTCTTTTTCTTCATCTTCTACTTCTTTTACACTAAAACTATTACCCAACTTAGTTACATTAGCTTCTCTAGCACTCATAATAATCTGAGGAGTAACAACCAAATAATCGCCAGCTTTTAATTCTTTCTTCTTCTTTGACTTATTATCCAAAGCCGTTACTGTGCCACTTACCACGTACAAATGTGTGTACTTTTCATTGGATTTAACAAAGAATGACGATTGACCAAATGCTACACTACACAACGTTGTAAGTAACGTATTTACATTGGTACTTTCACTAATACAATATAGTTCCCCATTAACAGTAAAGTTAAACATAGCATCTTTTACTTTAACCACTTCGGGTAATTTAAAATCATTTACATATTCAGTGCTTGTCTGGTTAAAGTACGTAGAAGTGTTTTCTTTTTGAAATACTGCAATACGATACGGTAATATGTATGATGTACTGGAGTTAGTAGTATTTATATTGAGACTATTAGTAATACTATACGTTTTACCTTCGACCGTTGGTAATACATTTAGTTTGTTGTTTATAACCTCGGTTAATTCTACCTCATTATTCGTATCATATAGAAACAAATCGTTGGCGTGTAGATTTAGAGCTGTCAATAGAATAGTTAATAATTTTTTCATATGTAATATATAGTTTTTATAGATTGACTTTTCTTAATTATACTTTAAGATGGTAGAATGTCAATTGAAGAAATTAAAGAAATAAAAAAGAAACGAGTCAGTTTTAGTCAATATTCTACATATTTGAAGTGTCCCCAAAAATGGTATTTAGATTATGTTAAGAATCTTCGGGTAAAAGACGACAATATCAATACCACGTTTGGAACTGCTATTCATCATGCGTTTCAGACATATCTTACATCTCTTTATAAAGAAGGAGTGGGTGTAGCTGACACTTTAGATGTGAAGAAGCTGTTCTTAGATAAATTCAATGAAGAAATCAAAAAGGTAAAAGATGTAGATGATAATGAATTTACCGACTTTGTATTTGATGGTAATGATATTATTGATACCTTTTGTAAAAGTGCCAATAGACTAAAATATTTTCCTACCAAAGAATATGAGTTGGTAGGCATCGAAATTCCCCTAGAAATTCCTATTAAGAACAATGTAGAGTTCGTAGGATTTATTGATATAGTATTAAAAGAAAAAGACAAGGAGATATATCGTATTATTGACTTCAAGACATCCAGTAATGGTTGGAACAGCTATATGAAAGAAGATGTAAGCAAGATTGCTCAGTTACATCTATACAAGAGTGTTTATAGTAAAAAATTCAATGTACCTCTAAATAATATTGATGTAGAGTTCTTTATTGTTAAACGTAAACTATATGAAAATGTAAGCTTTCCCCAAAGCAGAATTCAGTTATTCAAACCAACCGCTGGCCCAACTGCTATTAAAGAAAGTATTCACGGATTCATTGAATTTTTAGATTATGGATTTAATCCAGATGGTACATACAACGAAACCAATCAATATATAAAAGTACCTGGTAATGGTAAAAAGAATTGTAAGTACTGTGTACACTACAAAAAGATCTGTGATGGCAAAGCCACTAAATTATAATAAATATGTACATATGTGTATATCTATATATGTACATATGTTATGGATCAATTTGTTACAACAGTAAAACTTAATCAAGAATTATATAATCAGTTTAAAGAACTGAATATAAGAGGCAAAATATCTTTTCAAGATTTTGTCAATAAATGTCTAGAAAGATATTTAAACGATTCTGACTTTCAATCTGAGATTAGCGAAAGCATTTCACAGAAGTTAAGTTTTAATGCTCCATTTTCATTATCAAAGGATTCTAAATGAAAAAGAAAAAGATATTATTATTAAGCGACGATCTAAGAATGCATAGTGGTGTAGCTACTATGAGTCGAGAATTGGTATTGGGTACATTACATCACTATGATTGGGTACAAATTGCCGGTGCTATTAAACATCCTGAACAGGGTAAGATCGTAGATATGAAGGATGCTTGTGACAAACTTAATGGTAGAAAAGATAATTATCTAAAGTTATATCCAGTCGATGGTTATGGTGATGAAGAAGTGTTGTATCAAATCATGGCATTAGAAAAGCCAGATGCAATTATGCACTTCACAGATCCTCGTTTCTGGGGTTGGTTGTATAATATAGAACATCAAATTCGCAGTAAGATTCCACTAACATATCTTGATATTTGGGACGATCTACCATATCCAATGTGGAATAAACCATTCTATAAGAGTTGTGATGCTTTATTTAGCATCAGTAAACAAACGGACAATATCAACAAGTGGGTAATTGGACCAGAACTATGTACCTCTGTTGAAGGTGATTTTGATAGCAACGGTAATTTAATCAAGGAGAACATTTAATATGCCAGTAAAAGGAAAACATCTATTACACTATGTACCACACGGTATTAATAGTAACGAATTTAAACCTCTTCCAAAAGGAGACTCTTCGGTTGCCAAGTTAAAGAAAGAGTTACTCGGCGACGGAGAATATAATTTCGTAGTAGCATTCAATAGTAGAAATGCACACCGTAAACATCCCGCAAATCTAATATTGGCATTCAAAGCTTTTTGTGCATCCATTGATCAAGAAGAAGCTAAAAAATGTGCATTGATAATGCATACAGACAAAGTATGTGAAGCTGGTACGGATCTAGTTGCTACAATTCAAGCTATTTGTCCAGAATATAAAGTGGTACTAGATGAATCTCGTAGAACCCCAGAAGAAATGACAGCATTCTATAATCTAGCCGATGTTACTGCTAATGTGAGTTCAAACGAAGGATTTGGTCTAAGTATTGCCGAAAGTATCATGTGTGGCACACCGGTAATCGCTACAGTCACAGGAGGTTTACAAGATCAACTCGGAATTGTTACAGATGACGGTAAACCTGTAGAATTCAATCTAGAGTTTGGTACTAATGTTACAGGACGATACACTAAACACGGAGTATGGGCAAAGCCTGTGTGGGCTAAAGTACAAAATCTACAAGGTAGTCCTCCAACACCATATATTATGGATGATTTAGTAAACTATACAGACATTGCTGATGCCATTGGTTATTGGTATGTGATTGGTAATGAGAAACGTGAAGAATGTGGTACCGAAGGTCGTAGATGGGCAATGAATGAAGGTGGTATCAATAGTAAAAATATGTGTGACCAGTTTATTAAAGCTATGGATTTCACACTAAACAATTTTACTCCGGTTAAAACATTTGACATTTTTACCGAAAATGGTTATGATATTAAAAATCTACCCAAGGGTAAATTGGGATTTGATCTACACGTAGTAAATCTAGAATCTATTAAACAAACTATTTAATGAAAATTCAAGTATTAAAAAACGAAGATTATCAAGATATAGAAAATCTACCGAAGAAAGGTACAGAACGTGCTACTGGTTATGATGTAATCGCTACAAGTGGTCCAGAGATAGTTGGAGAAACGTATGAGAATGGTACGTATAAACGAATAGACTACATTCAGTATAAAACAAATCTGAAACTAGCAGTTCAAAAAGAAAGACAATATAGTGGATTCGGTTATACTGATATTGACTATGATGTACTAGCATTTCCTCGTAGCAGTGTTAGTAAATACAATCTCACCTTGGCTAACTCTATTGGCTTGATCGATGCCGATTATCGTGGGGAAGTATTACTTCGTTTTAAGTATATCTGGCAGCCAGAAGATTATAAAATCAGTACTGATAATCTGATTGAAGGAACCGTAAATCTCACTAAGGTTTATAACAAGGGTGATAAAATCTGTCAACTCAAAGTTACCAAAGTAGAAAACGTTGAATTCATTTTAGTAAATGAACTAGATTCTACTAATAGAGGTGATGGTGGATTTGGTAGTACCGATACTAAAAAAGCAGAAAAAGCTGAGATTGCTCAGATTCAAATGAGCAAGATGGAAGAACTCTACAACAATCTAGGTGGTATACCAACACCAACTAAAAAATATAGTCAGTTAATTCACGAAAGAGAATCAAAACAATTTAATCAATAATATGAGCAAACCATTATGTCTAATTTCAGGTCCAGTATTTAACCGTAGCGGATATGGTGACTGGGCAACAACAGTTGCAAAAAGCATCATTCGTTATGATAAGTTTGATGTCAAAGTAGCTCCAACTAGATGGGGTAACTGTCAAAGCAAACGTTTTCTTGAAGATCTTACAGATCCAGAAGATAAACTATTAGCGAGTAAGTTCCTTCAAGGAAATTTAAATAAACAACCAGAATTGTTTATTCAATTAACAATTCCAGAAGAATTTCACGCTGTTGGTAAATACAACATCGGCATGACTGCTGGTATAGAAACCACCATTCCACCTGGCAGCTGGGTTGAAGGTGTTAATAGAATGGATCTAACAATCGGTCTATCTAATCACGTAAAGAAAACCTTTACCGAAATTAAAATGGCTAAACAACTTGAAAATGGTCAACAAGTAAGTATTCAAGTTGAAAAGCCAATCGAAGTATGTTTCTGGGGAGCTGATACAAACATCTTCAAAAAGACAGATGAAAAGTTAGCTACGGTCGAAGAGTCGATGTCAAAGATTAAAGAATCAAGCGCATTCTTGTTTATTGGACAGTGGACACATGGTGGATTGTATAATGACCGTAAAGACATTGGCAATCTAATCAAGACCTTTTGTACAGCATTTAAGAATCAATCAGAAAATGATCGTCCATGTTTGATCGTCAAGACGAGTGGACATGCTTATTCTACAGTAGATAGATTTGAAATGTTGAGTAAGATTAAAAAGATTCGTGACAGCATTGGTGCAAACGTTCCCAACGTATATTTGTTACATGGCGAACTTAGTGAACCGGAAATGAACGCTTTGTTGAATCATGAGAAGATTATAGCACATGTTTCATTTACACATGGTGAAGGATATGGTCATCCAATGTTATTGTCCACACTTAGTGGTAAACCACTACTAGCTCCTAATTGGAGTGGTCATTTAGACTATCTAAATCCTTCACTAGCAAACTTGTTGCCTGGTAATCTTGTTGATGTAGATAAAAAGTCAGTCAATCAATGGATTATCAAAGAAAGCAAATGGTTCAAGGTAGCTTATTCTTTGGCAGAAGACAAGATGAAACAAGTTTACTTTGCTCGTAAGGGTGATAAGTTTACAAAGAATGCTGAACTTTTACGTAAAGAAAACGCTGACAAGTTTAGTATTCCGGCTATGGATAAACGTTTGTGGGAGATTCTTGATAAGTATGTACCACAATTCGCAGTAGAAAATCAATTTGTACTACCAAAGTTAAAAGCGGTAGGAACCACTGAAAATAAAATTACTCTACCCAAGTTGAAAGTAGTCTAATATGTTTTTATCTTATCTAGTAACATGTCATAACGAGACAAATAGTTTGGAAAAATCATAAAAATTATGGCATAGAACTGTGTAAGGGTGAATGGATATTTCAACTTGATGGTGATGAACTACCTACAGACATTCTAATTGAAAACATCGATGCCATATTAGAGTCTAACAATACTAATGAAGTAATTTGGCTACCTAGATGTAATTACTTCATCGGAGTAACTGATAAAGATGTAAATGATTGGGGATGGCGGTTACATGATGGTATGATTAACTTTCCAGATTATCAATCTCGTCTGTATCGTAATAAGCCTAACATTAGATATCAACGTAGGTTACATGAAAAAGTAGAAGGATATAAGAGTTATGTTTTTATTCCGCCACAAAAAGACATAGCAATTATTCATGAAAAGACTATTGAAAAACAAAGACAGACAAACTTAAATTATAACAACATGTTTACTCAAGAGGAAAACATGGGTTATGCAGTAAAATAATGAAAATTAAAATATACGAACTTGACAAACATCGTAATGAAACTACGTTTAGACCATTATTGTTACAACATAAGTTATTCAATGATGTTGGTATAGAGTTCGTAAATTCAGGTCAAGCGGATTTTGCTTTTGTTGGTCATGCAAGTATAGTTGATAAAAAAGTATCATTGAGTGAATCCACAAACAAAGGATTAGAATTTTTAAAGTCAGTAAAAGACCCTTATTTTTTGTTTGATGGTCAAGACGCAGCTACTTTAATGGGCGTGTATGAAGTTGCTACACGTTCTAATCCTATCTATGTATTAAAACCTACTCTATACAAAGATCGTTCAAATTATCTAAAAAAGAGTGTCAATGGTCGAATTTATTGGGGTGAAGGCAATTATAGTTTACCAAACTTAAACATCTTTGAAAAAGTAAAGTTGGCTCATTTTAATTGGTTATCTACCATGATGCCTGAGTGGTATGATTATTATCCAAATAAACCATATGATGTTAGTCTATTGTTGGGTAGAAGAGATTCTGACAGTTTAGAACACAATTTAAATCAAACGCCTCACTATAACAGTCATAGAGATAATCTATTCAATACAGTAGATAAAAAATACAAAACCGCTTCTTTAGAAAAGGGACAAAGACTGGCGTTGGGAGAATATCTTAACAAGATGTACAATTGTAAGATAATACTATCACCATATGGATTTGGTGAAGTTACTCCTAGAGATTTAGAAGCAGCTATGTTTGGTTGTGTTTTAATTAAACCAGATATGTCTTATTTAGAAATGATACCTAATGTATATGTTCCAAATGAAACATACGTTGCTTGTAAACATGATTTTTCAGATATAAATGAAAAAATTGATTATGTACTGTCCGATTATGAAAATTTGCAGAAGTTTTATACTGAAAATCTAAGAAAGAAATTTATTGAAGAAAACAATCCAGAAAAAATGGTAACTTACTATTACAATTTGTTTAAAAATATAAAAGGAGTTACAACAGAATGAAAATAGGCATTACCGCTCCAATGCATTGGTCCGATAAATATAGAGTCAAAGGTAACGACTTTATAAAAAAAATGACAGATTCTATTAATAAATCTGTTAAATATGATCATACCGTCTATGTCGTGGACAATGGAAGTCAATACAAATCGGATATTCATACATATCCAAATGTACATTATACTTGGATTGAAGATCAATCAATTGGCGGTATTACTCATGCTTATAATGTAGGAATATATCAAGCTTATAAAGATAATTGTGATGTAATTATCGTGACCAGTGATGATGTAGAATTCAATCACACCGCAAATAAATTTGTTGAGTTTATATCAAGAGACTCGGAAAGTTTAGATTGTATATACGGTCCATTAACAAATGGAGTGTTAAGTGAAGAACAAAAATCAAATGGACCGATGATAGGAACTAAAGAAATAACTGTACTGAACGGATTTACTTTCGCTTTTACAAGACAACATTATGAAAAGTATCGTGCAACTAAATACACATATTTAAATGAACAGACAATAAATAAATGGCACGGTCAAGAAAATCAATTCATAGAGAATAGAAAACGAGGAGCTAAGTGTAAAGTGTTGAATTTCTGTTGGTTAATGCATGACAAACAACGTGGTTGGAAAAAGTGTTTGAGTGAAATAAAATGATATGAAGATCAAAAACAAATATGTTACAGGTACACAAGTAATGTTTTATGAAATAGAAATGTTTGATGATAACATTTCAGGTATTATAAACACTTTAAAATTGGTAGACAACAGAGAAAATCTTACTTATCATTTTACGTTCAATATGTCTGAAGCGTTTGAACTAATTGATACTTTAAAAATTTCTAGAGACGAATTAAAGCGTAGATTTATAGAACAAATAGATAGACTAAAAAAAGAAGGTGTAAACGTAAAGTATGATATCTTGGAAGGTAAAGAACCATATAGTATGGCAAATTACCGTAGAGATTTTAATTATTTAAATTGTACAAATAACGATGTTTTGATATGGGGTGAAACCGACTGTTATATGCCTGCCGAGACCTTTCCTATTTTAGAACAACTGCGTGAATATTCAACTTCACAGAATATTTGGAAATATGTAGTTACATTCGCAATACGAAAGATGTGGGATTCTAGTTGGTCTGCGTTGGAACATGTTGACTTTGAAAATTGTAAATATTACGAAAAGACCGAACCCAAATGTTTTACAGAACAATCATCTATAAGATATGTCATGTCAATAGATGAAATGAATGCAATAAACTCAAAAGCAACTGATCTAGACATTCGTATATTAAAAAGTCCTCGGTTCGATGGTTCTGGGGCTATATTCTCCACGGATCTAATAAAAGCCGGAGCCAATATACCTCTGGCTGCGTTTGGCATAGCATCAGATGACACTTTCATGATGGAATCGTGTAGAAAGACCATGGGCAATCAATATGTACAGTATGTAGTTAAAAACGTCTTAAAAGTACATAATAGAGAACATCCTCGTAAACGTAATTATGCTTTAAATATTCAAGGTCAAGAAAGTACTCAAAGTAAAAAAGGCGATTGGTATAAAGTTATAAGAAATACGAACGAACAAAATCTACATATGTATTCTCAGACCAATCAAAATAGGTTTTTCACTTATCAAGATTGTTTAAATACGTTACAATAAATATATGGGTTATATTCTACCAGAAATATACGAGGAAATGGCAAGAACTACTAAAAGTGAAATGCCTAGAATTTTAGTTGAAACAGGTACATTTAAAGGTGGTTTGGCATATCGGTTTCTAGAAAAATATGGGTCAGTAGATCCTTTTAGAAAGTTATATACATTTGAATTGGGTGAAGAAATCTGCCAAATAGCAAGTAATCGATTCAAACTGTTTGAAAAATACCAAGGTGACACAACCAAATTTGATTTACATTCAAATGATAAAGATGCCGAATTTAAATCAAGACATACATACATGTATGACACAATTGAGCTGATCAACTCTGATAGTGTAAGTGGATTACAAAAATTGTTACCTGCGATAGATGAAAGATGTTGTTTTTGGTTGGATGCACATGCCGGTGCGGCTAAATATGCTAGAGGACCAAAGGATGTACCTCTATTGGATGAAATTGCTGCAATAGAAAATCATCATATTAAAAATCATTTCATTGCAATCGACGATGCACATTTGTTTGGTAAATTACAATATGATAATACTACAAAAGAACAAATTTGTGATTATAGAGAAATAACGATTGAAAAGGTAAAAGATGCAATCGTTAAAATAAATAAAAACTATATTATCGAAGTAATAAGTCCTTATCAACATCAGATGTTAATTGCATATGTATGAATATTATAGTTTTTCATCAACCATATCCACAGGAAAATTACAAGTTAAATGAGTATGTAGCTAAACATCTCAAAGATCAAGGTCATACTGTATATCTGTTACAACAGTTAAATGGTATGAAATGTACATCTGAATTTGTTGAAGAAATAAAATCTGTCAATCCTGATGTTTTATACTTTGAAATGTTGGATAAAGAAACATTCAAAGCCGTTGAACAATTAAATTGTAAAAAGGTTTTGGTATATGCTAGTAGAGGTATACTTCCAAACTTTGAAGAAATTGTAAACTATTATGGCAAATGGTTTACTCACATCTATACAAATTCTTACAACTTACATAAACTATTTGTATCAAAAAATATACCATCAGAACATTTTGAGTACTATTTTAGCTGTTTAACTGATGAAGAATGTGTTTTTACCCCAAAATATTTTAATGATTGTGTCTTTTTGGGAATGGGATTTGCTAGAGTAAATGATAAACACTATGAAAGTGAACGTAATTTATTCTTTGACGGCATACCTAATATAAGATTTTCTATATATGGCAATGGATGGCCAAGTTTGCCACATTATCGGGGACTGCTACCACCGGATGATATTGGTAAATTATATTCAAGTGCTAGATCGGCTATAGGTATTATTGGATCGGGTCAACGTAGTATGGGTATGATAAATAATAGATACACAGAAATGATGTATTGTGGAGTACCTATCTTTAGCTTAAAGTACGATACAATAAATTGGTTTGGTGGAGAACAATATATCAACTTTATCGAAAACAAAAATGATATAGTCAATTTGTTAAAAACCGATTTAAAAACAAAATCCAACGAATCAAAGAATTTCATTCGTAAAAAACATCAAGACTTTTTCAATAAATTAAACAATTTAATTCAATGAACATTTGTTTCGTAAGTCAAAACGGTCATACAGGTAAGTTGCCAAGAAATTTTCAAAATTGTCGTACAGAATTTTCTTGGCAGATTGCACTTGATGCCGATCATCTACCTATAGACTATATTTTAAGCAAACCATTTAAAGGTGTATCTCAGTATGATTTAGTAATTGTTATACTACCTAAAAAATTAGAAAATTATAACAGTTCAAGATTATTAGATTTAGTTAAAGCAATTGGCAAAAAAGTAACCGTGATGCAGGAAGGTCCGGCTTGGTATTATCAAGACTATGATTATGTCAATCAAGTTAATTATATCAACTTCTTAAGTGAGATGGATTTTCTATTAACTCACAATAAAAGTGACATTTCATATTTCAAAGGTATATTTAAAAAACCAACATTCAATCTACAGTCACTTATGATTGAAGATACAGTAAAAGATGTACCCCGTGAAAATAATAATATGCCTATCATAGGTGGCAACTTCTGTAGTTGGTATGGTGGTGTAGATAGTTACTTCGTGGCAAGAAACTTTGATAAACCCATTTTTATTCCAAGTATGGGACGTAAGATACAAAACGAAGAACAATTCCCAGGTTTACATCACTTACCATATATGATGTGGAATGAATGGATTAAAGCACTTGCCAATTTTAATGTTGGTATACATCTAATGAGAACACACGCTGCGGGTACATTCGCTCTAAATTGCGCTTATTTAGGCATACCATGTATAGGATATAAAGGACTAGATACACAAGAAACATTACATCCACAACTATCTGTAGATATAGGAGATATAGAAAAAGCAAATATATTAGCTAATAAACTTAAAATAGACAAAGAGTTTTATAATTACTGTTCACAAAATGCTAAGGATAATTATAAGATATTCTACACCGAAAAGGTTTGGTTGAATAACTGGAATAAAATCGTTGATAATATATGAGTCGTAAAATTAAATTTGTAATACCAACAGTATTCGCTAGAAAAGAAACTGAAATTAAGTGTGTTGAAGCAATTTGTCACCAGGCTTTAAAACACAATTCAGAAAACGAAGTACACATGGTTTGTAATTTTGACAGTCTAGAATTTGAACAATGGAAACCGGAACATAAAGAAATTAAGAAACACGTTTCTAATTTGATGCATAGTATCTCTAGAGCATTAAATGTTATTGCCAGACAAGAAAACACAAAAGATTTTGACTATTTTTGTTTTGTACAATCGGATGTATTCTTTGAAAATGAAAGTTGGATTGAAAAATGTATAGAGGTATACGAAACACATGGAAATGTAGGAGTGATTGGTACCAGACCACACAGTGCATTTGAAAGATATCATGTACCAATAAAACATGTAAAAGTTAATGGGATTAATGAAATGTACGAGGTGTTATGGTCAGATGGTATCATGTTCTTCAGTACAAAATTATTCGATGAAATTGGTTATTTTGATGAACAATTTTTCGGAGACTGTGAAAGCAATGATTTTTGTTACAGAGCTTTAGAACGTGGTTATAAAAATATCTATATACCAGGCCGATGGCTGAATTTTAAACACGAATTGATTGGTTTTGATAAAAAATCTCCGACACCGGATTCTTTGATTCGTAACGTAGAGAAATCTCGCAAACTATTTTTCCATAAATGGGAACACATTTTTAGACAATTTTTCCAAAATATTTATGAACAACAGGCAGCAATGTATAATAATGATAGCTATAGAGGATAATAACTCTAAGCATCAACATAAATCATATTACGAATTAACAAAACTAGCCTGGCAAAAGTATTGTGACAAAAACAATATAGACTTTGTTTTGATTACAGAAAAGTTACCCGGAGTAAAACACGCAAAGTGGAACAAACATTATGTGTTTGATTATTTGGGAGACAAATATGAAAAAATAGGCATGGTAGATTTTGATACTATGCCACATTGGAATTGTCCAAATCCATTTAATCTGTATACCGATGAATTTTGTGGAGTAATTGATAACTCTTCTTTATACTGGCTTAACAACAGTTTGACATCTTATAAATCAGCTTTTCCAGAATTGAATGTTGATATAAAAATTAGTGAATATGTCAATAGTGGAGTGTTATTTTTTACAAAAAAACACAAATACGTCTTTGATCAAGTTAAAGAGTTTTATCTAAACAATCAAGAAAAGATAGATAATTGGAATGTGCCGAATACAGGCAGAGATCAAACTGTATTAAATCTTATACTAAAAAAGAATAATGTAAACAAAAAGTATCTACCCCACTCATGGAACACATTTGCAATGATCAAAAAGGGATATTTCTTTTATAACGATAAATTGAATGATCCTACCCCATTCTTTGTAAAGTATGGTAATATATGGCATTTTACTGGATTTTCAATTGAACAACGTACACAATTGATTCAAGATATCTGGAATCAAACCAAACATTTATATTAATGAAAAAAAACATAATTTTTATTCCAGCGGTAATTTCTAACAAAGGAGAAAAAAAGTTACGTAGTACTCCTCTTATCAACAAAATATTTGAATATAGCATAAACAGTTGGAAACACTTCGCAAACAAAAATAACTGTGAAGTGGTTGTATTGGATCAGCCAATTATGGATTCAAATATAACCAGTATGGCATGGCAACGTTACTATGCGTTGGATATATTGGAAAATAGTGGCATCGATTATGACCAAGTACTAATTGTAGATGCTGATACTATTGTTCACCCAAACTGTCCTAACTTCTTTGAAATGACAAACCATAAATACACAGGCGTACACGACGGTGTTGTGTATGAATGGGTAATGAGAAGTGTGGAGTGTTATAGTAAATACGTATTTAATGACTATAAGTTAAACATATGGAATTATATCAATGGTGGATTTCAAATATTTAACGAATCACACAAAGATCATATCAACAAGTTTAAACAGTTTTATATTGATAACCGTGATGTTCTATATGAAGTAGAATCAAAAATAAAATTGGGTACGGATCAAACACCTATGAATTTCTTTCTACAAATGAACAATGTAGAAACTACAATATTGCCATATGAGTATAATATGACTGGGTTAAATCTATCAGAAGGTTTAACGGAAGACCTTGTATATACAAATTTGGGATGGATATATCATTTTAATGGCATACCGGATAACACATATGGTAACAAAGTAGAATATTATATGGCAAAGACGTATAATAAATTGTATGAAAAATAAAAAAATATTCATAACCGGTGGAGCTGGGTTTTTAGGTAAACACATTGTAAAACGATATTACGATAACAACGATATAACAATCTTCAGCCGAGATGAGGCAAAACATTATTATCTTAAAAAACAATTTCCAAAGATAAACTGCATTGTAGGAGATGTACGTAATTATGATTTATTAAAAAGAGTTAGTAAAAATCATAATATTGGAATATTCGCTGCGAGTTTAAAACAAATCGAATCTGTAGATCAAAATGTTGAAGAAGCTTTACATGTTATAATACACGGTGCAATTAATAGCAGAAGAATTTCTGAAGAAAATGGATTTGAATCTTCTTGTTTTATATCTTCCGATAAAAGTAGATCAGCTACAACATTATATGGATCTATGAAATTTGTAGCCGGTGAAAGTTTCATAGTCAACTCAGATAAAAATAATATCAATTTAAGCACCGCCATATATGGAAATGTTTTAAATTCGACTGGAAGTATAATTCCATTGATATGGAACGCTATAGAAAATAAATACAGTTTAAAATTGTACTCATCTGAAATGACACGGTTCATGATCACGGTAGATGAAGCGATTGATTTAATCGAAGCTGGATTAAAAGTCAATGGCTATAATGTGATACCCAAGGTTAAAAGTTTCAAAATCTTAGATTTATTTGAACTTTATAAAGAATTATTCGGATTACAGTATACTTTAGATGTTCCTAGAATATCGGAAAAAATACATGAGATTATGATATCCGAAGAAGAAAAACCCAGAGTTTTAGAATTAGGCAATTACTACTATATGCATTATAAAAATACTTGCATAAACGGTGTTAAATTTACAAATAATGAATATTCTAGTAAAGATGTATGTATCACCAAAGAAGAATTAAATAATGTATTAAAATCGTTTAACTACTTTAAATAACATGTATTCTGAATATAAATTACGAAAAAGTTGTGCAGTTTGTAAAAACGCAAATTTAAACACAATTATTGATTTTGGAGAAATATCCTTAGCTGGAAATTTTCCTACAAAAGAAGAAATTGACAATTGTAGAAAATATCCTCTTTCTTTAAAATATTGTGACACCTGTAAATTGGTACAAACCGACAGTATTATAAATTCAGACTTTTTATTTAAAGATTATAGATATATTTCGTCTATAGGATTAACTAAACATTTTACGTCAGTTGCCAATCTTTATAAACAAAAATTTAATCTATCTTCTGAAAGCAAAGTACTTGAAATTGGGTCGAATGATGGTGTTTTATTGAAGCCTTTAATGGATCTTGGCGTACAGTGTGTGGGATTCGATCCATCTATAAACATTTCTGAAATAGCTAAAAAACGTGGGTGTAATGTAATAGTTGATTATTTCAATAAAGAAAACGCAATAAAACACTTGAAACAAAACGAATTTGATATTATATGTTCAAATAATTGTTTCGCCCATATAGATGATATTCATTCTATATTAGAAGGCGTAAATTATTGTTTAAAACCAAACGGCCAATTTATTATTGAAGTACATTATCTAAAGAATCTAATTGATCAGTTACAATATGATTTTATATATCACGAACATTTGTATTATTACTCAATTTCAACTCTAAATTATTTATTCAATTTACATGGGTTTAAAATAGTTGATTTCGAGGAAATTTCTATTCATTCCGGCAGTATCAGAGTGTACGCATCGAAACAAGAAAACATATCAACAAAAGTACTTGATAGATTGAAATTTGAAGAAAATGTAGGATTAACATCATTCGAATATTTCAAAAACTTTAGTAATATTGTAAAAAATCATATCTCATCGCTAAAAACAGTCGTTGACAATATTAAAAATCAAAACTTAAAGATAATTGGATATGGTGCATCTGGCAGAGGTAACGTATTAATTAATGTATGTAAGTTTAATTCAAGTGATATTTCATATATCATAGATGAATCTCCAGAAAGATATAATCGGTACGTAGGTAGCACCGATATACCGATTGTAAATAAAAATATATTAGATGTTGATTCCCCAGATTATATCTTGATATTTGCTTGGAATTATAGTGATATGATTATGGAAAAATTAAAAAATAAAAATTACAAATACATAATTCCGTTTCCATCTGTAAAGTTAATTTAATTATGAAGATATTGGTATTAGGCCACAACGGCATGTTAGGACATGTGGTTTTTAAATATCTCACATCACAAAATATAGAAGTTATTACTACGGATTTAAAGTGGGAAACGTATGAATTAAAAGAGTATATAAAAAAGTGTACATGTGAATATATGATTAACTGTATTGGATGTATACCACAAAAAAAGTATACGTGGGAACAATATAAATCCATCAACATATCACTTCCAATGTTTTTGTCAAATAATTTTACAGGAAAAATAATTAATCCGTCAACCGATGGCGAATTTGACGGAAAAGTTAATGAACATTATTTTTACAGTAAAAATGAACTGCCTACTGCTTTGGATGATTACGGATTATCCAAAGCATACATATCTTCAATTTTAAGATTTAAAAATAATGTAAAACAAATACGTTCCTCTATTATAGGACCAGAATTAAAAAATAAAGTTTGTCTCATGGAATGGTTTTTTAAACAATCTGAAAATGTAAATGGATATACGAATCATTATTGGAATGGAATAACAACGTTAGAATGGTCAAAACAGGCTTATAAAATTATCAAAAATTGGGATCGTTATGATACAATAAATCAAATAGGAACGAATAAAATAAACAAGTATGAATTGTTGTGTTTGATAAATAAAATATTTGAATGTAACAAGAATATAATATCTATTAATGTAGACTGTGTAAATAAGTGTTTACAGACGGATTACACATTACAATCATTAGAAAATCAGCTTATAGAGTTGAAAAAGTTTTATTATGAAAATTAGTTTTATCCAACCCAGTAGAAACAACCTAAAATATCTTAAGTGGAGTTACGAAGCTATTCGTAAAAACTTAAGCCATAAAGAACATGAAATTTGCGTTGCCGACGACTTTAGTAACGACGGTACATTGGAATGGTGTAAAGAAACAGCAGAAAAAGACCCACATTTCAAGTTCATCCGTAACGACGGTCCAACCCGATTGGGTCATACAATCCTATATGATCGTCTCATCAATGAAGTAGCTACTAACGATGTGGTAATGATCTATCACGCTGACATGTATGCTTGTCCTAACTTCGACAAATATGTTGAAAAATATATTGCACCCGGTACAATTGTTAGTCTAACCCGCATTGAACCACCTCTACATCCTCCCGGTCCAGAAAAAATTGTACAAGCATTTGGTACTGAGCCAGAAGAGTTTAATGAAGCTGGATTCTTGAAATGGTTCAATGATACCCGTCTGACAAGAAAAGATAAAACCACAGAAGGAATTTTTGCGCCTTGGGCCCTTTATAAGAGTGATTTTCAATCTATAGGAGGTCACGATGATCTATACGCTCCCCAAAGTAAAGAAGATAGCGACATCTTCAATCGTTTTCTACTAAACGGATATAAGTTTGTACAAACATGGGAAGGATGTGTTTATCACATGACTTGTAGAGGCAGTAGATACAATCCTACTCTAACTACTGTTGGTAAAGAAAGTGACGAGTGGCTAGCACAAAATAACCGTAGTGCAAGAAACTTCATTCGTAAATGGGGTCACTTTGTAAAACACAATGATACCATGAAACCTATTGTACCAAAACGATATGATGTGGGATTCATAGTTCGTAACTGTGATGAATATAAATTGATGTTGCTGGAACCGTGGTGTGATTCAATATATACAGATGTTCCTTATGACCGTTATATTCAAGCAGAACAAAAGAATACAAAATTTGATCTTAAAAAGAAATTGAAACGTTATGATGATCAAAGAACAAATGACGTACTTATTGAATTTGACGCAACAAAAATAACCAATCAAAGTTTTGAATTCTTCAATATGTTACAGTTGATGTTGGAAGATAGTGGTCAAGTCGGAGAATTTGAGTATGAAATATTCAAATTAAAAATAAATAAATTATCAGACTACAACAAGAATCTAATTAATATAAAAGATAACTGGTATTCTAATAAATTAACATGAAAAAGACAAAAATAGGTATAATTGGTTATGGTTACGTAGGTAGGGCGTTTGATAACTTTTTTAAAAATCATTATGATGTATCGATTTACGATCCATCGTATATAATGTCTTGTACAAAAGAAGATATCAATAAATGTGATTTAGCCGTTATATGTGTACCTACGCCTGAAAATGCTGACGGTAGTTGTAATACCAGTATAGTAGAAGAAACGATACAGTGGTTGAATACTCCGTTAATACTATTGAAGTCTACAGTTGAAATTGGTACTACTGATAGATTGATCAAAACTTACAATAAAGAAATCGTATTTAGTCCAGAATTTGCCGGTGAATCAAAATATTGGACTCCGGATGGATTTACCAATGATGTAAAACAAACTCCGTTCTTTATCTTTGGTGGTAAAAAAGAATTGTGTTATAAATTGATAGAAATCTATACACCAATAACAGGCCCAAGCAAAACATATAGAGTTACGGATCCAATCAATGCTGAAATTGCAAAGTATGTAACAAATACACATTTAGCAATGAAGGTTGCTTATTGTAATGAAATATACGATCTATGTGAAAAGTTAGGTACCAATTACTATGAAGTGCGTGATTTGTGGTTATTGGATCCTCGTACAACCAAATCACATACAGCTGTATTTACGGGAGAACGTGGATTCGGCGGTAAATGTTTTCCAAAAGATACAAAAGCTATGGTTAAATTGGGTGAAAAAGTTGGCATTGATCTATCTATATTAAAGACAGTACTAGAAAGTAACAAAGAACAATTGAAAAAGAATATATGAACTTTACCGATTTTAATATTCCTATGATATGTTGGGTAGCATTTGTCATGGTCGTTTGGTTTGAAAGTGATATCGTTACTACGATTGCTAATTTAACCAATACGAGAAATCTTTTAAAAATAAACGAGTTTAGTAAATATAAGTTGGAAATAGATGTAATGTCTAATTATCCAAACTTTCTTTATAGTATGTATCCAGGCTATTTAACTAAACTATTATCATGTCCAATATGTTTATGTTTTTGGACAACACTATTCTCTGTTAACTTACTGGTACTTGCATATGGATATAATCCATTATTTGCTTATTTATTATTTCCAATCAACTATATCAGTAGTTTGTTTTTATATTTAATAGTTAGAAAACTGTTATGATTCACATAAACTATTTTGACATGGGATTGTGTTATGATGCAAAAGAAATAGAACTTTTTGTAAATCATGTAGTTCCCAAATTTAAAAATATTACCTATACTGTATATGGATTTGAAGCAGATCCAGATTCCTATAAAGTAATTAAAGACCGTTATAAAGATAATACGAATGTTAATATTAACAATCTTGCTATTTCAAATTCAAAAGGAAATGTAAAATTATACAAGTCCGATAATGGAGGATTAGGTAATTCAATTTTTCCATCAAAAAATAATGTAAGTCCTTTTAAATATTATGAAGTAGAATCAGATACATTTTCAAATTGGTTGATTGAAAATAACGTCGATTTAAAAAATAGTGTTAATATACTAAAAGTTAACATAGAAGGTGCTGAATTATATTTGTGGGAAGATTTTAAATTAAATAATTTAAGGAAAGACTTTCATATATTATGTGGAACTACTACACATGATATAAATAAAGTAAGAGAACTAGAACCGAAGGTTTCTTACTATTATGAACTTGTAAAAGAATTAAATGCCGAGTTAAGTTTATTTACAGGTACACATTGTAAAAAATCTGTAGATTGTTTAACAGATTTACTCAAACCAATTTTAGAACGATGAATATAGGAAGTTATCAAGCATGTTTAAACTTTGTGGGTAATGATCAAGTACCCGGATTGAATAATCTACGTGATTGTGTATCACAGTTGAGTAAAATCTGTAATTGTCAAAAATCTAGAAAAGCACAAAAAGGAGAAGAATGTAATGTGCTTTATATAAATTTTGCAAGTACAGTGGCACCAAATATGGTAGAATACTTCAAGTCAAAAACAAATGATGCTACCATAACATTTACGCATGGTAGCAATCATATTATATCAACAATTACACTACGTTGATTTGTTTTAGTACTTCCAATACAGTAGTCCGAATCGTCGGATGATTTTTAATATCAGAACAATCTGAATAATCTTGCCATTCTATGGCAACATCTGCTCGTTTTAAAACTTTTGGATTATTCAATAACTCATGTTCATTTGGAGCACTATCATATATCTTGGTAATTTTGTTTTTACTAAAACGTTTACCTGATGGTATCGGTGCTAATTTATATTTGGTAATATGTACCAACTTACCCGTCATTTTACGTTGTAACCAAGTACATTCATCTTCTAGATAATGATCATATCGAATATCAGTTATGAACACTACATCAGCTTTAGTATTGGAGATTCGATTTTCTACCTTTTGAGTCCAGTATTTACCCTCACTGGTCTTTCGCATAACATCGCCATATGCAACTAATAGTGGTCTGATAATATTCTTTTCAGACGTATTTTCAGTAAATACATCTATACCTACTTTTTCTTTAATAAGATCCTTCAAATCACTTTTAAGTTCATATGCCAAAGCATACTTTTCTGATTTAATCCCATGTTCAGATAAAATCTCTTGTGCTACTGTAGTAAACAAGTCTTTACCACTTCTAGCAAATCCAGATACCCCAATAATTTTCATGATAACATCTTCTCCACTTCTTTTTCAGAATAACCAAATCCCTCAATTAAATTAATTAAATCTTTGATACCATTCTCAGACGATACCAATATTGTGTAGTAATCTTTAGCATCAGATGCTCCTACGGAAAACTTTTTGCAAATACAATCCAATACGGTCTGATTGATATTTTCAGTACTGCCTTTAATATATTTACAAAACTTTCTACCTTTTGGTACCACTTCAACTAATACCTTATAAAATTGTTCATTCGGAACAAGTTGAAAATATTTAGATACAAATGCCATATCCTCAACAAGATCCGGATCCATACTCAAAAAACGAATAAGCATGTACTTGTTGAATGATGTTTTTTCTGCATCTGTAAGAGAGTTGTAATAATCTGGACTTTTAACCTCACGTATATGATTGATATGATCAAACAATCCACGGGTTTTACTGCTGGTTTCTTCGGATGTTTTCTTTCGTTTCATTATTTAATATTCTACTACGACGATGTAAATTTTCAACTTGTTTTAATAACTTGATTCTTTCTGAGTTTAATAACTCTATAGCGTCACTAGTAATAATTTGAAACTCATCAAATTTTTTGATAACACGTAAAACCAAGTATATAGATAAAAAAGAAGTTATGGTTGCCAACGTGGTCAGCAACCATAACATTATGTTATAAATGTTCCAGTCCATAGTAATATATATGAACTGGATTGATTATCAGGCATTCTTATAAGCAGTGCTCAAGACTTCACGTAGAGCCTTGATCTGACGACCGTCGAGATCAACGCGGGTCTTGCCAGAACGTAGAGTCAAACGCGAGGCCTTCTTCGCCTTAGCAACCGGGGTGGAGAGATAAATCTCAACGCCAGAGGAGTTATGGCCTACGAAGTTAGTCTTATTACGAGCATTTGTACGAGTATACATATTATTTTTTTCTTTCTTTTTTATTTGTTTGTTTTTTTGTTTCGTTAGTTTCATCACTAACTTAAATTTATCTTAACACCCAACTATCAAACTGTCAACAACTTTTTAATTATATTTTGAATTCTTTTTCAAACCGTTCAAGAGCATAGTCCTTTGCCTTGAATTCAAACTCATAATTCACATCATATTCACCTACATATTCATCAGGAATGTTACGTACATAGTCACCATGTGCGCGTGGATTAGTATTGTTTAGATCATTATCACTGAAATGAAACAACGGTGTGTACTTACCCCATGTAGACTTAGCTAGTTTTACTGCATCTTTAGGTGATAGTTTACCTGGATTACATCGAAAATGAAGATTGTCATAGGTAATTGGAATGCCAGTCTGAGAATAAACCAAATCATATAGTTCTTCAACTTTCCAACTATTAGGTTTGTCTTCATTCTCCAAAACCAGTCTAGACCTCACATTGTCAGGAAATGTTTTATAGACATCAATAAAACGCAAGGCGATGTCTTTTACATCACCTTTGTAACAGTTCATATGAATATTGATAGGAGCTTCATATGATTGAGGCAAACCAAGCATATCCATCATTTTGGCATGCATCTTTAGTTCTTCGATAGATTTGGTTACTACCGCTGAGTTTGAACTAGCCGGTACAACAAATTGATCTGGATGTGTGCTACAACGAATATTGTTATCCTTGATTACTTTAGCACACAAATCAAATTCGTTTTTGATAGACTTGAAATTATAAGCAGATTCCAACAATAAATTTGCTTCTGGAAGTGTTTCCAATGGCATCATTCCGCTTGTAACACGATAGTTCCAATTTTTAGATGCACATAATTCTAGAGTTTTGCGTGTAACAAAAACATTGTTGAGAGTTCGATCAGCAACAATTTTTTCTGCATTTTTACGATCAAGAGCAAGAAATCGTGTTTTGGTCATGGTTGACCCTTTGATTCCTTGCTCTTGAAGTTTGAGACTGATGCAACATAGTGATTTTTTCATCATTTTATAATATTACATCACAAATTATAAAATGTCAACGACCAACTTCGTGAAAATAAACACTCTTTGCTTCATCATATGTCATACCAATCATTTGATTATAAAAGTGTATATCAGTCTTTAAATTACCCTCACTCTTTAATTTTTTATATCTTTCAATTGCTTTGGGTTTCCACCATTCCATAATGGCTTTATTATCATCGGCAAATAACTTCTTCATCACCAATTTATCTTCGGTAATTTTATTTTGAAAGAATTCTTTGCTGTTTTCATAAAAACAACTGTAATATACACCTCGTTCATAACCATGCATATAATGGCTCTGTTTTATATCACACTTACTAAAGATCATTCCTATAACTCTGGATTTAGCACCTGTTACAGGCCCACTTACACCTTCTTTTTGTGTCATGGCTTTATCATACTTTTCAGTACAATTTTCTTTTACCCAATCGTGCCATACTTTATAAATCTCATCATCAGGCTTAATGGCAACTTTACCAGCACTAGTACCACACTTGTGCCACCATTTTAAACTGTTGTACATACTGTAGCTACCGTACAACGATGTGGTGGTCATACCTACAAGAGTTTGATTATAGAGTTTCTTCCATAAATCTCTTACACCACTACTAACAACCATTGCAGCTGCTAGTTTACCACCCAAGAAATTGTATCCAAATGGTTGTGTACTAATAATACTACTACCAATAGCACTGTGTGCTAGCTTTTTATCCACAATTTTATTGTCAGAACTCCAACCAATATAATTGTCACGATCTGTGATTGTAATTACATCACTACTTACAGCTAGTACTCCAATATAAGGAGTTTCTGGTTTATTTTTATCAATTATTAAAAACTTAAGAAATCTACCTGGCGTTTGACTAAACTCAAAGGTACTTACGAATACTCTCAATAAGTTCCAATCTTCTACTTGTTGTTTTGACTCAACATATACTAACTCTGGTTGACAATTTTCGATTTCTTTGATTGTACCCGATTCATCGTTAAAATCAGTTGGTCTCCAAATACGAGCTTTTATTGTATTTAATTTATTAGCTAAATCACGATAGTGTTGTACTTCCAACCACTTCTTATAAAATGTCTGTTCTTCTACAGACATAGATTTTAGAAAATTGAGATTATCTATCAATTTCTTTTTGTTAGTGTTAAAGTCAAACGCCTGTATACCAAAATATTCTTGTAATGCATCCATATTTATAACTAGTATACCATGGCATTTAAGAAAATCAATCCAAAAGAAAAGATCTTTTATATATTTGAAATATCATCCACAAAGTTTTTGATATTGGATAGTGAGATGGATGAACCCATTTATTATGGTAGCTGGAACATGACCTCTGGTATTATAAGATCAATAAAAGATAAAATGCCAAAAGCTACAATAAACTACTATACAAAAGAAAAAAGCGGATTGCTTAAATACAATCCGCTTTGGTCCTACGTTCCTTAACTCTTATTAAGCGCCAACGGCATTATTATTTTGTACGTTGATGCTTGTCTCGGTTGACTTTCTATCAAAGATATCAACCGCCGTTGGAACATTTGTGATTTTAATCACATTCACAGTTGGTGATTCCTTCAAGATAACCTGTCGAGACTTAGCTTCTTCGATATGTTCCTTGGTAGGAGTACCATGTACAAATACAAGAGTTGGTCGGCCCTTGCCATTGTGTAGTACACCAATATCAGTAATCTCACCAGAGTCCAGTGCTTTCTTGAGACGTACTCGTAGTGTAATTTCTACAAAGTCTGGGTTATTGGCATTCAACTCTTTAATAGTAAAGACGTTTGAGGGCCATGTTACTGTTAGGTTTGTCTTATTCTTTCGATCTGTCTTTTTCATGTTTTATCCTTTCTGTTTATAGTTGTTTAGTGAACAAATCACTATAGATATATTATACCATCGTTATATTATATGTCAATAGCTTCCATCATCTTACCATTGACTGTTTTTACAATCTGATTTAGATTCTCCACATTGATAAAATGTGAATCACTACCATACATGGTCTTGAAGTTGTTACGAATTACCTCAAGTCCAAAAGTATCATAATCAGTTACAAAGTAAGAAATAATGTTATAACCAGATTCCTTAATCATTTTTACTTGCTTACGAGTATGTTCACAAGCTTGTTTGTCACGATAATTAAATGAGATTCCGGTTTGTGTATTGTTATAATAAAAACAAGGTTCACCGTCACTAATATTAACAAAATAACTATTTGTACTACTATCAGCTTTTGGCAAAAACTTCATTAGTGCTTCAAAACACAATCCTTCTGGAGTAGTGTTTACTGGTACCAAGTAAGAAAACAAGTTCTTGATCTTAGAAAACTTATCTACTTTAGAATTATAAGCAATTAGAATATATGGATTGTTGCTCATCGTTGTACGAAAACTAATAGTAAGATCAACATTATCAATCATAGATGTAGCCTTAGCTAGGGCTACACATAGCTTGATTGTACGATTCCACTTACTACCTCGCATACTAGCACTAGCATCCACACTAATATGAAAGTTAACCTTCTTATATTTGGTTGTGAATGTACTATAAAAGATATTGCTATCGGTTTCAAATCCCAATTCATGCATTAATCGTTTATCAATCTTACCCAAATTACGGCGGGTAAATTTGTCAACGTTAATTTCGTTACGAATTTGAAGACGACGACCTAGCTTTGTACCAAGTACAATACCGTCATCTACATTCTTCTGAAATTCCTTGTGTGTATTTTCATTGTTAACACCAATTCCCATGGGAAATTCTTCAGACATAATAAGGTCTTTGGTCATATTCTTTACAAGAATACATTCGATATTTCCAATCATACCATTAGCCTTAAGCATTTCTTGCGCTACAGGTACTAGATCAATTTGACTCTTTTCTAGAACGTCCAATAATGCCTTTTCACGTTTAGAAACCTTCTTCTTTTTAATTTTACCAGCAATAAAATCCTTCTGTTTCTCAAAAGCCTTTGTAATCTTAGTTTGTTTGGTCTTGCTAACATTAGCATCATTGCCAATATCCGAAACAACAGGTGTATTATCAGTAGTTACTGTTGATTCTGTACCACCAAGTACATCAGATACATCTTTATTGCTATCAGTAGACATAGAAACCCCAGAAGAAGTGCCTTTTCCGATACCTCCTTCTTGTCCCAAGACCATTTCACTTGGCTGTTGATTATGTTCGTTGATGTTCTTAAATACAATTTCAGCAATCTTATAAGCAACATTTAACCGATCTTTTGCAGTAGTCAAACGGCTAATATTGGTAAGATTCAATTCTTTGGCAATATCATACAAACCAGGTAGTGCTTTTAGATTGGTGCTTGGATTTGTAAGATTAATAATGCGGTACAAGTAAGACTCGATGCTCAATGTACGATATAGATCACTTTCCAAGGCATCTGTAATTACCTTGTTGTTGAAATATGCGTCATACAAAGCATCATAGTATCCACGATAGCCAGGAGCATTACGATGTACAGTATAGTCAATAAAACGATCCTCTACATAGTTTAAAATGGTCTGACAAGTCTTACCTACTTCATCTTTTGAAATATTCAACTTTTCAGTATAGTTATAAATGTCACGGGGTACATTCATCCATACAGTCTTGAACAATTCAAAATCAGAATATTTGATGTGGCTGCCTTCGTGTAAGGCTAGTCCGACAGCCACATCAAAATTATCCTTCTTAGTAATATCGCTACTGATATAAACCACCTTACCGTCAGTACAATTTACCGCACTATCATTGAACACTACAGGTACATTCTGATTTGTCAGAATACTGACATAATTAGCAACAGCACGACGAGCAGAGGATAGACGAATCAGTCGAGCGGTGTTCTCGCTTACACGATCTTCAGCATCGACTGTAGCATCGTTGCCATCTTCTTCAGCAATAGCTACGTCTAGTTCATCTTCCCAATCCCATTCGTAATGGTTGTCTTTAAGCCAGAAATCACTGTAGTTACTCATAATAGTTTATTTTTTTATTTATACGGATCAGAAAGGAGGCTGATCAGTCTTTAGTGGATCATTGAACAACTTGTCCTTAGACTCGACCTTGATGTACTTTTGTACAAGCTGTCGAATATAAGTACGTTCACTATCCACACCTCCATCATCACTAAAGTTAGGATAAATGGTTGACTCTGCAATTTCAAGCAAATTAAATCCATCAACAATAAGTTCAGCGATCTCAACCGTTGAACGTGTGGGAATAAAATTCGTTAGCTTGCTGTCATCTTGTTTGACTTGTTTACGTGTATGTTCAGCAATTTCACAAACAGCCTTGAGAATGTCAAGCTGATCTTCATCTGAAATATTGAAACGATTCTTTAGTAGATTGAATTCACTATCCTTGTCAAGTGGAGTTACTTCGATCTTGACTGGAAAACGTGAAAGTAGAGCACGATCCATTACACGGGTAGCAGTATATTCATTGCCCACGTTAGCTGTAGCAATAAAGGTAACACCGTCAGCGACCTTGACAACTTCACAATCGTCCTTTTCATCAAGACGTAGATAACGTTGAAGATCATCCAAAACAGTCATTAGAATATTAACACCATCGTGGTGACTACGACTAATTTCGTCAAGAAGAATAATTGCGTTAGGAGTACGAATAGCCTTGATAAAGCTAGACTCCTTGAATAGAGTACCCGTCTTTTTATCGAAATGGGTATTGCCAATCAAAGCACTACGTGCGTCTTGTGTAGCACCAAGATTAAAATAGAAGAAGTTATCTTCACGACCAATAGCCTTAGCTACAGTCTGTGCAGATAGAGTTTTACCACAACCAGTTGGACCAAGAAGCAAAATGTTCTTGCCACGAATAGCACTACGTACCATGTACTTCCACTTTAGATCATCCATGATCAACGAAGATGGACGTAGATTGATACAAGTATTTAGATACTGTTTGATATCAAAATCCTTGCCAGTAACCAGACTTAGTGAGTTTTTATTTTTCATATGTTTTTCTTACCGTAAATCCATCTTACCACGGATTTATAAGAAGTCAATAGAGAAAATAAAAAAACCACCAGTTATGGTGGTTTAGGTTACTTTAACGATGAATGTGATGTACGTGATGGTGATGATAACCATGATAGTATACTATCGCCGGAGGAGGACAATAATAACTAGGTTGTACATAAACCACAGGTTGTGGTTGAACATATACTACCGGTTGAGGTTGTACTACTACAGGTTGTGAATAAACAACTGGTTGTGGTTGTACATATACAACTTGTGTTGGGGGATTAAGTACACGATCAATAACATGAATTGCTGCAACTCCGGTTAACACTTTACCTACAGTTGCCCATTCTCTATCGCCAGCAAACGTTTGGGAAGTTAAAGTTGCACCCAATGCTGCGATAGTAATTAATTTTTTCATATTTATCCTTTTCTTAGATATACTTTTATTGTATATCAAAACCAAGAAAATGTCAATTACTTCTTTTTCTTTTTACCGTTTTTAGTATACTTTACAACTAGTTTTTGTAAAGCTTTTGGTAGTGTAGGAGGGGTGTGTTTTGGAGTAACACTCTTGTACTCAGATGCTTTGATAAACTTACCAACAACTTGCATTGGTTCTGTTGGGTTATCAATTTCTTTGTTCATAGGTTCAGCTTTAATATTCTTTATCACCTTATAGTTGTCTTTAAAATCAACCATATGTTCCATATCTTCTTGTTTATCAGCTGAAGTACCACCTTGTTTGTCCTTAGCATTATCTACACTCTTTTGTAAAGCCGCATCTACGTAATTCAAATCCTTTGATTCTAAGTATTCTTTTACAAACTTTTTAACTTCATCGAATGTTCTAAACAATTTCTTTGTTCTATCACTATAATCTTTGAAGGCTTGTACGTCACATATACCGTGTACTATTGGACGAATACTAATATGATATGGTTCACATTCACATACATTGTAATTACCCGCATCATCCAACACAATTGGCTTCTTGATTTCTTTGGATAGTTCATCAATTAAATCACCCCAAGAAGCAGCTGCTTTTGTGTATTTTTGTTCTAGGGTTTCTTTTACAAGTCTTTTAACTAGTTCTTTGGAAGGCTTCATATTAATATACATATAAATAGTATTGGGTATCTAATTATTAATCTTTTTTATTGTCTAATATCTCAATGTGTCCTATATACCCATGACTATCATTTCTAGTAGCTATTACCTTAACATTATATACAGTTCCTTCTCTATCTATCAATCTATGTGTACTAGTACTACTTCTTTTATCTTTAATAGCTCTCTCCCATTCTTTTTCCACCATCTCTAGATCTTCACCGTGTACTCCATTTTTCCAGCCATTACCAAGAAAATACTCTACATCGTGTTGTAATAATTGACAATACTTTTCATTTACCCAAGTACAGTTGCCATTCGTATCACATTCAAATATTGGCTCGGGTCTATTATCTAATATCCATTTTTGACGAATGCATATAGTATTGATTAAATCACTATCCCGACAGACCTGTTTTTCTATTTTATCTACTTTATCTTTTAAAGAAGTACCTGAGTTGGGTTTTACTTCCTTTAAAATTTCTTTAACATTTTTATTCAATGTATAAATCCATTTAAATGCGCCGTAAAGAATACCACCTGAAGCACTTATTACCAGTACTTTTTCTAAGTAATAAAAAAATTGTTCCATATAAGATGAATATAAATATAATAAAAAACGAGTACTATTTAAAGTACTCGTTACATTTTTTGAATTATTTACAATTGTAATTTACAATTTAAAGTCGTCGAACGCACCTTCTGTGATAGTATTATCAACGCCTTTTACATAACTACTCAATTCAGTTTCTTGAGGAGCTACTTGTAGTTTCTTACTATCATAGTAACTATCCAACCATCCACTCAGTGGATTAGTCTTAGCATTAGAATATAATTTCTTAAATCCAAGACTACTTAGTCTATTATTAGCCAGCCATTCAACATAGTGTTTTAGACTTTCACTTGTTAGACCTACTAGATTACCCTTACTAAATAGATAATCTGCCCAATCTTTTTCTGCATTTACTGCCATTTCATAAGCGGCATAGATCTTGTCTTCGTTTTTCTTAACAACGTCTTGGAATCCTTCATCTGGATTGTTAATCCAATTCTTCATAATGTTTTGGGTAATAGCAACATGAAGATTTTCATCACGACTGATAAACTTAATAATCTTACTATTACCCTCCATCTTTCCACGATATCCAAAGTAGAAACTACAAGCAAATGATACGTAGAATATCAACCCCTCAGTAATTTGAGTAGCTAATACTGCATCAAACAATTGTTGTTTAACATCATCTGACGGCGCTAGTAGTTCATCGTATTTTTTACTAATAGCCTTAGCTCTCTTCACAATTTCTTGGTCTTCCAAAACACTATCAAAAAACTTGGTAGCATCTGGATAAACATTGTTAAGAATGTATGTATAACTGTTACTGTGAATAGTTTCAAAAAAACTCCACGCATTCATGCAAATTTCTAATTCACTATTAGTAACATGTTTCATAAGTTCATGTATGCTACGACTCAACATGCTATCAGTCATAGTTTGAAACTTAAGGTTACTATCAAATACAAATCGTTCTTCGGGAGAAAGATTCTTATAATCGCTGATATCTTTTACAAGTGAAACTTCTTGGGGTCTCCAGAAAAAATTCAATTGTTGGTCATATAGTTCATAGAACTTTGGATACTTTATCAAATCATATCGTTGTAGCGATAGATCCTCTCCAAAGAACATTGGATTTCTTAACTGGTCTATGTTTTTTTTATTCAATACTGTTTTCATCTCTTCCTCCTATTATAGAGCACAAGCGCCACTGGCACAACCAGATTCTTCTTGTACTTTTGGTTTTGCTTCTACTGCTTTTGTTTCCATAGCAGTTTGTTTGTCTCCGTCATCAGTATTAGCATAATACAAGTTCTTTAGACCATATTTGTAAGCCAATAACATGTCCTTAATTACTTCTTGAACAGGAACTTTATTTTTATCATAACGAGATGGAATATAGTAAGTATTTGTACTAATACTCATATCCGTAAATTTTTGAATAGCCGCCGCTACCTTCAAGTAACCTTCATTACTTGGCATATCAAAAGCAAAAGTATAATCATCCTTGTACTTGTCGATATTAGGAACTACCACAGGCAAAATGTTGCTTTTGCTGCCCTTGAAGCTAATAGCACTACGAGGTGGTTCAATACCATTAGTAGAACTTTGAATTACACTACTAGATTCTACAGGCATACAAGCTGTAAGTGTACTGTGTCTCATACCATACTTCTTGATTTCTTCACGTAGAGCTTCCCAGTCACAATGTAGAGGTTCTGTAATAAACTCATCTACATCCTTCTTATAAGTATCTATTGGCAAAACTCCTTGACTAAACTTAGTACGTTCAAACTTCTCACACTTACCAACTTCTTTAGCCATTTCAACACTCGCCTTAATTAGGTGATAACTGGTCTTTTCCATCCACTTAGCAACAAAGTTTGGAGACTTTGGATCCCAATACTTCAAACCTTCTTTAGCCAATAGAGCAGCCAAATTGCTTACACCTACACCAAGACTACGACGTTTAGTAGCAAAGTTCTTTGCTGCCGGTACAAAGTATTCTTGATGATCAATCAAAGCATCCAACATTCTGACAATGATGTCACATACACTTGACATTTCATCATCGTCTTTGATCTCCAACCAATTTAATGCTGCCAATACACAAACACCGATTTCACCATTTGGATCATTAACGTCATAAATCGGAGTCAATGGATGATTTACCTCAAGACATAGATTGCTTGTATCTACTTGATCCAACCAACTACCGTGCTCATTAGCATGATCTACAAACATTGTATAAATACGGCCTGTTTCAAGACGTTCTTTGGCAAGTAGTCCCATCAATTCACGAGCAGGTACTTTCTTTTTAAGCTTAATGTTCTTGTTAGCTTCAGCCTTTTCATACTTTTCTTTGAAACCTTCCATACCAAAGGTATTCCAAAGTGATGGACATTCGTGATAGCTGAATAGTGTTACATCTTTATTTTGTAGAAATCTTTCAAAGATTAACTTATCCAAACCAACACAATAATCTAGTTTACGAACACGATTATCATCGGTACCTTGGTTGTTCTTCAATACAAGAATATCTAGAATATCATAATGGAACCAAGCAAAGTTTACCGTAGCACTACCACCACGAATACCATTTTGGTGACAACTCTTTACCGTAGATTCAAATGCTTTAGCGAATGGAATTGGACCTGTGTGTACAACTTCTCCGTTACGAATAGGAGCGTTTGTAGCACGTAGTCTGGATAGATTCAATCCAATTCCATAACGACTAGCGGTAGCAAAACCTACAGCACTATTGTTGCTGAAAATACTACGTAGATCATCATCTACTGTAAACAGAGAACAACTAGCGTAACTCTTCATAGGAGTTCTTACACCCGCCATAATAGGCGTTGGCAGATTAATCTTATGCTTACTAAAGTAGTTATAAGCCTTCTTTACATAATCAAGTCTCTTTTCTTTATAGTCCTTAAAGAAAGTCATGGCAATAAGCATATATGCAAACTGTGGAGTTTCATAAATTGTCTTAGTTACACGATTTTGTACCAAGTACTTATCACACAACTGTTTGATACCAGCATAAGTGAAATTAAAATCACGATCATGCTTTAGAAACTCGTCTAGTTTATCAAACTCTTGTTTACTATACCAATCAAGAATACTACCATCATAAACCAAAGCATCAATATTAGTCTTTACCAGATCATATAGTTTAGGTGGATTTTTACCTCCCCAAACATTCTTTCTCAATTGATAATTTAACAGACGAGATGCTACGAATTGATAATTTGGTTTTTCTTCTGTAATTAGATTAGCAGAAGCCTCAATCAACATAGAATGAATATCTTTGGATGTCATTCCATCAAAGAATGACAAATGAGCATTCATTGCAACTTCTTCAAAAGAAACACCTTTTATATCCTCCGTAGCCCATTGTAAGATCTTGTTGATCTTGTCTGCGTTGAATTTCTCAGTATTACCATTTCTCTTCTTTATAAAAATTTCTTTATTCATACGGGTAAAAAATAACTATCGTGTGGATAGTTCATTTTGTCTTTACATTATAACTTTTTTAATAATTTTTTTATACGTTTTCTAGTCGTTACATACTATAAATTATTCTTCGTCATCACTATTGTGAACATTCCACTTGGACTTGAGTGCTTTCTTAACTTGATTTTCACCGTCCATCATTTCGTTAAGAATACCCATACCCTCCCTAGAATTCTCACTATAGATTTCAATTTGACCACAACCAGCGTTCATCTTACTTGGAAATGTCAAACCATCAGGACCGAAACGATTCTTAATTACATGGAATCGTGCTGTATTTGCTTGTTTATCATTTACCTTACGACTAAGTGACATAACAAAGTCAGCAGTCATAATCTTACGATAACTGTCAGCGATGTTGTTAGCCTGAATAATATCTTCATCCATAGCAGCACGGTTACTCTGTGAAGCACTCCAAATTGGAACTTGTAATTCACCAGCTACACCACGTAGTTCTTCATAAATACCACCAGCTTCGCTATAACTGTTACTATTACGTTCACTTTGTGATGGACGTAGAATATCAGCATAGTCAACGATGATCATATCTACTTTGGTACCAAGTACTGCCAATCGTTCACAATGTGCTTTTAGACTATATGCACTTACAGTCTTGATTGGGAAATACTTAATCTTTAATTTACCAGGCACTTCCGCAATCTTATTTCTTACGATATCTACGTTGTTACGGATATTTTGGAAATCGATGCCGGTAAAACAACTATCATAACGAAGACCAACGTAGTTCTCATTCAACTCTAGAGTAAAATGTACTACATTCTTACCTTGTTTCATAGCTTCAGCACCCAACTTACTTAGTACCCAACTCTTACCGCTACCAGCACAAGCTGTGATAATACCAAGTTCACCAGCTGCCAATCCACCATCCATAATTGTATCAATTTCAACCCAATTGGTTTTAACACAATTACGACTCATTACACTCATACGCTTTTCAACGTCTTCAGTATAATCGTGACCGATATTACGTTCCATACCAGCTTTCATAGCTTGGTCTACAACGTGTTTGATCTTTTCATATTGACCGATCTCTAGTAGATCTGCACTTTCAATAATAGCATTCTTTAGCTTTTGATTTTTACAGAATTCTAGAAACTGTTCCTTTACAAACTTTAGATCGTTATCAGTAACCTTCTGATAAATCAATTTAAGATTGTCTACAATGCTCTTTTTAAGAACATCGTCGGATACAGAATCAATTTTAATTTTAAATACTGTTAATGTAGGCAAATCTTTATACTCACTAAAGTATGCTAGACTTTCCTTTAAAATCCATTTATTAGCGTCACTTTCAAAAAATTCAACTTCAATAATATCATGAATACGTTCAATAAACGAACGATCTGATATTAGGCATGAAATGCACTTGAGTTGAAAATCCCGACCATATTTAATTAATGAATCAATTGCTTTTTTATTTTCCATAAGATAATACTACTTTACCACTGTTTTAAGTGTACCTCAACTTTTATTACCAACTTTTTTTTATTCTACGAAACTGTTTAATTTACCGAAACATTCATTTAGCCAAATGTGATAATTGGGGATATTATTCCACATTTTGTCTTCTGTAATTAGCTTTGAAAAACTAATTTTATCAATTTTCTTGACGGGGGTATTAATAATTTCTTCTACACGTAACTGTGTAAAAGACTGTATCTGAGTATTTTGTAACTGCATCAATTCGTAATTGCGTTCAAGCAATAACTTATTGTTCAATACAGTTTCATAAATTTTATACTTACTTTTATAATTCTCGGAATAATTATAGATTTCTTGCAATGAAGTTTGTTGTTCATTTGCTAAAAATGGAAATGCTTTACTAATTCTTTTTAGACCAGCCCCATCTAAACCAGGAATATTGTCACTCGTATCACCTTCCATAATTCTATAGAAAATAAAGTTATTACAAGTAATTCCATATTCATCAACAATTTCTTTACAACCAAAAATCTTCTTTTTAGTAGGACTCCAGATTTTAATCTTGTCACTAGCCAATTGTAGGAAATCTTTATCAGTAGACATAATGGTTACATTACTGTCTTTGAATGTATCTTTAGCTAAATAAGCTATTGTATCATCGGCTTCTATTTGATCAATTGCCATAACTGTAACAGGCAATGTGTCCAAATAATTTACTGTACGAATTAGTTCTTTCTTGAAATTGACGGATTCAATTTGTGAAGAAGATAATTCTTCATAATTACGGTTAAGTTTAATATCTGTTTTTCTTCCATTCTTATAACCAGGATATATCTTTCTACGCTTTTGACTACCACCTTTACCATCAAACACAATGATAACTCTAGTAGGAGAAAGTAATTTAATTGCAAAGCCAACGCTCTTTAAAAATCCAGCAATACCACCCGTATGCAATCCGTCTTCATTCAAAGATGGAATAGCCATAAAACTACGAATATAGGTATTAAGACCGTCAACAAGGAGGATGTCAGAATTGGTATTCTTTTGGAGACCCGTTCCAACATCCTCCTTGATATTTTCAAAGAGAGAAAACAGTCTTTTCTTTTCAGATGAACTGAATCCACTCATGTTTTTATTCTTCTGTTCCAGTAGTTCCTTCGTCAGTATCTACTACAGCATCTTCGACGATCTGACTATTAGGATCTTTGTACTTCATAATAACAGCATCACAAATCTTCAAGTAAATTTCTTCACCTAGTTGTTTGTCAGACTGCATTGTTGTTACAAAGTCCTTGGATTGGAACTTCCATTCAGTACCGTCGTCTTTCTTGTATGTGTAATAAGCACCACCTTGTTTAACTAGATTTTGTTCTTTTAGAACTTTAATCCAGCTACCATAGTCAGCAATTCCACTATCAAAATAGATATCAAAACTTGCTTGACGTTGTGGTGGTCCCATACGATTTTTCACAACAACCGCTTTACACTCATTTCCGATGATTTCCTCACCCTTCTTGAGTTTACCCGTGTTATTCAAACGTACACGTACACTACAATGATATGCCAGAGCTTTACCACCACTTACTACATACTTGTCACCAAATGCCATAGCATTTAGATTCTGACGTAGTTGATTGGTAAATACAGTAAGAACCTTTTGACGACCAATCATAGTAGTAATCTTACGCATTGCTTTACTGATAATAATACTCTTACCAGTTGCGTAACCATCCTTACCATGATCACTTTCTAGTTCTGCCTTTGTTGATGCTGCTGCTACAGAATCAACAATGATTGTTAGAATACGATCTTTGTTGCTCTTACGAACAATTGCAATCATCTTCTCCATCTGAGCAAAAATATCTTCAACGGTTTCACATTGAACATATAGAAGTTTCGATAGATCTACACCCAAACTCTTCCAGAACTCAGGAGCAGCTGCGTTTTCAGTATCAATTACTACCGCAACTCCTCCCTTTCTTTGGGTATCAGCAACAACGTGAGCTGAAACTAGACTCTTACCGGTTCCTTCCAAACCGTTGAATTCTACCATCTTACCAACAGGCAATCCACCGTGAGGACGATTACTAATTGCTAGATCCAAAATAGAAGAACCTGTACTAATCCAGTCACTAATTTCTGCTGGATTTTCTTGTTCATCTAGAAAGTAAGCAATCTTGCCACCATCCTTGTTTGCTTTGTTTAGTTCGTTTGCTAACAACTCAACTAATTCGTCTCGTTGTCCGGTTTCTTTCGTAACACTTTTTTTTGCCATAACGTATATAACTAGAAAGCCGGTGGGGTATAAAAACTCCACCGGCTTATTTTTATTTTTTAGGAGTTAAACAAGTCATCAAATGCTTGTTCTACCTTAGCTGGTGTTGCAAATGGAGCTTCATCATCATCGGCAGAAGCAGCTGTTTCTGTTGGAACAGAAGAATCCGATGTTGTTTCTGGATTCAACCACTTATCCATCACTTCCTTGAGTTCATCATAAGAAAGTTCTGGGAATAGATCCAGAATGTTAACTTGTGCCTTTAGAGCATCAAGCAACTGAGTATTCTTTGGATCAATAGCAACACTTACATTTGGCTTAACACGAATGCTGGTTTCTGGGAAACTAGCACCACCTTCAGCAGTCTTGAATTCAACAACGATGTCACGACCACTGGTTAGATCAGTAATATCACCAAAATCAGGATCGCTGATAATAGATAGAAGTTCCTGATATACTTGCTTACCAAATCCCCAGAACTTTACACCTTCGTGTTCTTCGCCACGAACAATTACTGGAGCAAATGTACGCATCTTTGGTTCCATCTTGCGACCCATCTGCCAATCTTCCTTAGAACCAGTTTTCTTCAAACGGTTACTAAACTCAACGATTGGATCTGGACGACCGAAACTATCGGGAGATAGATAAGTCTTGTTATTGATATTGTAGTGAAACTTTAGCTCAATGAAAGGATTCTCAGGAGCATACTTGTAGGGAACAATACGAACTACTTGTTTACCGGGCTTTGGTTTCCAAATCAAGTTGGATTTTTGATTTGTGTTTGAGAGTGAGCTCAAACGGCTCTTTAGCTTACTAATGTCTAATGCCATAATTTATTTAATTTGTTAATTGTTAATTAGTTAATTATTTTTGAGTCACTCGACTCAAGTATAACCAACTTGATCTTAGTCTACACCAGGTGCAAATCAAAATCAAGTCAAAAATATATATCAAATTTCTGAGATAGAAAACAATTTTAATGGAATTATTTTAACTCCGATATCATTGGTTAATATGATGGAGTTTTTATATAGATCCCAGTTTAATTGAAAATTTTTATCATATACACCGTTGTTTTCGTCAGCAATTAATTTATTCATTGCATTGAGTGTATATAATGTATTTGTCTGTTTCTTACGATGTATACTTATCGTGCCTTTATAACGATTGTTTTGTTCACTCTTTTCTACATTGAATGTCAAATATAATTCACGCAAATTATTTTCATTTGCAAATATGAAGATTTTATTATCAACTAAAGTATATTGTTGACTAATTTCACTCAATACAGAAGTATATTGACTACTGTTTGAAAATGTGCAAAGTAATTGTTTTTGAACGATCATAATGCTATTGATGTACCTGATAATTTACCGTAAGGCATTACTAGTATTCTACATCCCAATAACAATATGACTTTACCTTTTTTAGTATAAGAGAAATTTTCTTCTTCGGTAAAACGTGCATATATTACAGGTCGATATTGTAAAATTGGATCCTCAGCGTTTTTTGGAGCCGGAAGATTTGGGTTAAATAAAATATGGCCTCTTTTATCTGTAGAAATTTTTATTCCATCCGGTTCATTCTCTTGATTTGTGTGATACTCTACGTCTAGAACTTCATTGGTTTGAATCAAACATTGTACATTTTCGGGTCCGTAATTTGTTGAATTCAACTTAAAATCCAAACCATATATTGTCATACCAGCAATTTGCTTAGACTCTTCCGTACCATCTAACATATCCATCCAAACAGAAAATCCTCTTGGCAAGAAATATATTTCTTTATCTAAACCAGGATTGTTTTTGAAAACAGTTTGAACCGAAGCTGCGTTTGCATTTATTAAATCTATTTCTTCTTGAGAGAATAATACATTTGAATCATTTGTTCGGACTTTTCTGTTTTTAGCGTCTATATTTATAGTATAACCACTACGAATCGTAGTTGGTGATGGTAATTTTTCAGTAATTTTAGATAAAAAGTTTGATATTATCTCTGCCCATTTGCCTTTTTCACTACCAAGTTTTGTATGTAAAGTTTTTATACTTCCATATTGTTGAAATGGTACAGGTGATAACGCTTTTGCCGAACCTTCTTCTGACCAATAGTTACCGTGTTTATACGATATCCAAAATTTTGGTACAGAATTTGCTGTTAATGCTAAATCGGCTTTGCCCGTGCCTTTGAGTTTTTCGGCACCATTTACACTGACCCCTGTATCTCTAAATTCGTTAAGTTCATCCGAAATATAAAGTCTCATAGGAACTTTAATTTCGTTTTTTACAAACCAATCGTTCAAATTTTGAACTTGCATTTGTTCATAACCCAAACCACGAGCTGCTTTAGCTATCAATTCTACTTTATCACTGTTATTGGTATAAAATTGATATGCCATTATAGCTCTCTTAAAATCGGTACTTGAAATTGATTTAGCAGTAGACCATTCGGCGATTCTTATGTTTGATACTGTTCTTATCTTTTTTACAGTACCAGCATATGTTATTACAAGTTTACCTTCTTTTTTTAGAATATTTTCCAAACCGATATAGTTTACAGGAGTTGTAAGACCGTATTTATTGTTGCTACCAGGAGAAATCGTTACGTTTGATACATTTTGATTTACATTATTAATAATTTCTTCATCCGTAAATTTTTCCAATCCTAATTGTCTTAAAACTTCAATATTAACATTATCGGCTTTAATACGAGTTGCTTCTGCTAAAGATCTAATTATTGGTTTCCCATTTGTTTCATCAAATACTTGTTCACCAATTAACTCTCCTTCGGAATTGTACCAATTCATTCCTTTTCTGTAAAACCCATACTTTTTGGCTTCATCTACACTATAATTTACTAATGGTGTTTGACCTGTTAGTATTGATTGTACACCTACAGCATCTATTTGCTTTTCTTTTGGAGTTCTTTCGTCTTTATCAGTATCTACAACCTTATCAGAAAGTTCTTGATCAATTGATATATCTTTTGGTTTTTGTTCGTCTGGTTGATAAATAGAATCTGATTCTCCACCAGCCTTTACATCTGGAGGAGGTGTTGTAAATATATTAGCATCTGACTTTTTAGGATTTTCAGCAAAGTGAGTGCCTTTATTTACGGCTCTATCTCTATATTCTTTATTTGGAAATGTAACAAGAATACCATCTTTGTTGTATGCTTGTCTTTCAGGAAATTTACCAGCTTCAAATAGATTAGCTGTTTTTTCTACGATATAGTCAACGCCACAGCCAGACTTTTCAAGATACTCTTGTAGTACAAAAACATGATCTGGGTTACCAAGATCAAAAATACCGTTCTTTATACGACCGTCACAACAAATATCGTTTACTAATGATTTAAAGTTCATCTATTATAAATATAGATATAAATATATTTACATTTGGACTAATTTCAAATCATTGTAATTATTTCCCTCGTATACCTTAACTTTGAAACGTTTATTCTTGATAATCTCAATCAAATCCGTTATATCATTTGGGTCTACATTACCAACATCAAACAATATAGCATCATAATTGTATAGTATAGTCGAAATCTGTTTACCAGCAGTAAACTTTAAACACGACTGTAATCTGTCCATACCATACTCGGTTTCCGCCGCTTGAATAATATACGCAAACAACTTATTCTTGTTTGGATCAGCAATATGTTTGTTGGTTATCTTTCTCTTATAAATCGGAGTATTTACATAACCTTTATTTATAAACTGATTCCAGTATTTGTTCTTTAGTTCATCGGTTCTCTTAAAATAATCTATGTTTATATAGGCTTCATTTATCTGACCATATAAATTGACCATCGTGAGCTTTTTAGCCTTACCAATTAGTTCAGGCGCAACAGAATCGGTATCGTAGTACTGTTTAGCTAAATGTTCATAGATAGTTTCTGATTCGGGTACTTTATAATCAATCAGATTGGCTACGATATATGGATGAAATCCTGTAAAGTCTACCATCATCAAATGACCACCGTTATCATATCTTGATACAAAACTAGCCCTACATCCGTCGTCTTTCTTAAGAGCTACATAATTTACGCCATCATATGAATTACTAGGTCTACCAGTTGGATTATAAATGTTGTAATTTGTGTAAACGTATCCATCATATGTACGAGCTTTAAAGTGTTCTTTGAACAGATCGACATTAATCTTTAATCCGTTTTTCTCAACCTCATATAAGGTGTCTGTAATTACCTCATTGAAAAACTTAAAACAATATGTATCGGTCTCTTTGTCTGACAGATCTTCAATTTGTTGAATTTCTGCATCAAAACATTCTTGATGTGTTACATACGGAACAATCAGATTAAAATCTTTGATATTACGATAACTACTTTGTATAAAATCTTTACAAGACGAACTCACTTCATCCAAAGTCTCGTTGTTTTCAATAAACCCAAAAATATTGGTATCAATCAATTTACAATCAATCCAGTACTTATAAGTTTTTTTGTTTTTTACGTAAACTTCATATGGATTGTTTTCTAACTCTTTCTTGATTTCCTCAAAAGAAGAATTAGTTGATAAATCAGTATGTCCAATATTATAATAGTATTTTTCTTTGCTACCAAAATCGTAAATAAACGCAGCAATAACATTGCCACACTTGTTATGGCAATTGTTGTCTCTGGTTATTAACTTGAGATAAATTTTGGATGAATACTTCACATCCTAATTATACTACAACAACAGTCGATGTCAACTAATATCCTCTCCAAAATTGTTTTGGGTTATTTAATACACGATCTATATTTGGAATAACACGTTGTGCTTCACGTATACGATATATGTTATAGTTTACTACACCGACCATTTCTAGTAACTTGCCACTATATACATCAAATTCTGGACCTGTAATCTTCCAGTTTATTTTAACTTTCGTAAAATAGTTGGAATCGATCATATTATAATCTTTGTAGTTGGTTTCAATTACTTCAAAGAAATTGATTCTACCAGCAAAAAATCGGCTTATGTAACCCTCGTTATAATCTTTCTGCGTAATTGTAGGCAAATAAGTTGAAGGTTGTAGATATTGATAATTATTCAATCCTACAATGTTTCTAGTAGCAAGTGGAGTATCGTATATCATACAGTTACATATTCAATTTTTGAAGTGCCTACACATCTTACTAATGCATTTACAACAGTTTCCCATTTACCAGATTCCAAACGATGGTCAACTTCCAATACTTGGAATATTACATTCCCAGGCACATATGGTTTTGGCAAGTTACTAATAGCAAAACATTGTAGATTTCTAAATGAGAATATTCCATCAAGTGTGATTGATACTTGAAAGTTATCCGCAACACCACTATACTTAGCCGTGTTGTTTTTGAAATCACCATCATCCAACATTTGTCTTAATCTACTTTTCATACTAGGAGATAAACACAAATATTTATAGTTGTTTCTGAATCGTGGGTCTTCAAAATCTCCATTAGATTCTATGTTTTTAAACGTCATACAAAGCACACCGTTTTTTTCTTTAGAACCGTATACTTGTAAATTAACTATATCATTGTTTTCACTTTCAATTCCAGCGGTAGCACCAGGTGTTAATGTCGCTAACGATCCACTTTGTTGTTCATATAACTTGTCGAGTTGATACTTGTCTAATCTATCAATAAACTTTAAAAACGGAAGATTGTTCAGAGTAGTTATAGTTGCATTTAGATCTGTTACTGTTTTAGCACTTTGTATTAAAGTTCTAGGATCTTGTGATACAAGTGCACTGTTTTGATTACTAAATAAAACGTTAGTTGCTTGTTCGTTGGTTAAACTTACATCAAAATTGATATTTTTTATTACGTTGTTTGTACTACCCAATTCAAATGTATATATCTGTTGTAACATCGAAAAATTAATAGTGTTTTTATCTACAACAGATATAGTGGATCTACCGTTTTCACTAGCACCTTGTACAATTTCAAATTTCCAAAAATTGCCTACAGATTCGTTTACTACGTTTAGTATTGAAGATAATAAATCTTTATACGCATCTGTACCTTTTGTTTCTGATTTACAGAGTTCAATTATTTTACTTTTTTTAATATAAATGTGTTTCAAATATCCGTAGTAATACTTTTTATAAGTTACCGTCGTTTCACTACCATTTTTTGTTTTTCTCGTAATTTTCTTGTCTTCTTTAAAAGGAAATGCAGCCGATCCCTTTTTGTTTGATTTATAATAAAGATAATTAATTACACGATCTAAATCATCACGTATTCTACCTCTTGTTTTAAAAGTATTTCTAGCAGCATTACATGCCAAATAATAACTTTCCTCTACACTTAAATTATAATATTCTAACGTGGATTTTATTTTTTCTTCTATACCTGAGTTACGGCTTATTGTTATATCCGCCTCTTGATTTAAAAATTGATTGCCGGTAGTTTCACTACTTGGAAATAAAGCAAAGTTACTTGCTGTTGCTTCACCTGTTTCTTTATTTATGTTTACTCCGAAAGTATTTATTGTTTGTAAGGTTTCAGCATTTTCAGCTTTTAAATACCCACCCTTGCCTGATATTTTTGAAT